AGGGCTGGTGCGCCAGCGTCCTGGCTCGGCGGATGCCTTGCTGGAGAGCATCCGGTGGCGGTCCGACCATTCGGACACCGAGAGCAGAGGATCGGGCGTAAGCCCTTCACGCCACGCGCGCTCGATTTCGGCAGCGCCTTCGTATTCAACATCCAGCATCAGTCCACCCGGGGCCGCAGTTCGCCCAGTTCCTGCAGGTGCTCACGTACCGCCGCCTCCAGGGCGACGTGCATCGTGTGCGGATCGATATTGAGCTTGGCCGCCATCTGCGCCGAGATGCGCGCTGGCCAGTTCAGCCACGCATCGCGCTCGGAGCGCGCCAGCTTGAAAACGTGGGCGATGGCGTGCGGCCGATCCACCAACTCGCCCTTCAGCCGGGCCAGACGCACCTTGTTGGTCTGCGCCTTGACGACCTCATTGACCGTGCGCGCCTGAAGCAGGGACGCGCCGCCAGTGGGTAGGGCCGCAGGCCCATCACCGCCAACACCGGTACCGCCTTCCGGCACGGCGACCTTTGCGGCCTTGGCCCGCGTACCGGTCTTCGGCACATCGGAGTTGCGAGCCCACTCGCGATCAGCACGGTCGGCATCAATGGTGCCGTCAGTCTCCGGCGTGATCCGACCTGCGCGAATTGCCTTGTGAACAGCGGTGTCGGTCACACCACGGTGACGGGCGTAAGCGCGAATCGAAATGCCCATTTTGAGAACCGGTTGCCCCTTCAATCATTAGTTCGTCATTCACTCGAAATCAGCTTGGCTTCTCTCTGGAACAGCGCGTTCATACGGACGTCATCAACACCATCAAAGGACGCAGCAATGAGCAAGCTCGAACAACTCCTGACCCAGATCGCGCAAAGCAAGCTGGGCATCGAAACCCTGGAAACCCGCAAGTCGGACAGCCTCGACTTCCACGACGTGGCGGTTTGGTGCCTGCGCGACGCCCTTGAAGCCGCGTTCAACGCAGGCGTCGAACAGGGCCGCAAGGCGGCGAAGTCGGACAAGGCCAACAACTGATCAAGAACCGTCGAAGCCAAGCAGAAAGCGCTTGGCTTCACTCCCGAACAGCGCGTTCATCACGTCACCCCATCAACCCCTCCGAAGGAGAAGCAAATGACCACCACCCAACTGACCCCGGCGCAGCACGCGATCCTGGCCTACGCCCTCGAACACACCGACGGCAAGATCGACTGGTTCCCCGAAAACATCAAAGGCGGGGCACGCAAGAAGGTGCTCGATGGCCTTTTCAACCGCGCGCTGATCACCTCCGACGGCACCCACTGGTTCGTTGCAGCCGAGGGCTACGACGCGATGGGGCGCGCCCGGCCTGCGCCTGCGCCAGTGACCGCCGACTCCGAACTCGACGCAGCCGTGACGGCAGCCGAGGCCACGTGGGCGCAAGAAAAGGCGGCCGCCAAACCTCGCACCCGCGAGAACAGCAAGCAGGCCACCGTGATCCAGATGCTGCGGCGCCCCGAAGGGGCAACGGTGCAGCAGATCTGCGAGACCACCGGCTGGCAGGCGCACACGGTGCGCGGCACCTTTGCCGGAGCCTTCAAGAAGAAGCTTGGCCTGACCATCGTCTCGGACAAGGCCCAAGGTGGCGAGCGGGTCTACCGGATCGCCGCAGAAGCCTGATCGCCACGCCAACACCCAGGAGAACATCCATGAGCACCATGACCATCACCATCGAACGCACGCCTCGCACCCTTCAGTTTGGCGACACCACCTTGCAGGTCGAGGAGTTGAGCGTCCGATTGCCGTTTGCCCGCAAGCCTGCCGACTTGGACGAAGTTGGCGGCCAGGGTCAGACCAAGGTCTACGTCACCGAGACGAAGGAACTCACCGTCGACGAGTTCGATGCCTTTGCCCGCAGCCTGTTGGTATCGCGCGACTGGCTGCGTGGCAAAGGTGGCGGCACTTGTGACGGCTATCTTTGCGTCGAGGTCACCGCACCGGGTCGCCCCTACCTTTACGTGAATCCAGAGGGCGGCGACTACGCACGCTACGTGGCCCGTCTCGGGTGATCGAAATAGATTGAGAAAGAAGCCAAGAACAGCTTGGCTTCTCAATCGAACAGCGCGTTACTACGGGTGTCGCAACGATCAACCCCAAGGAGCCAGAGATGAACACCAACCAACAGATCCCCGCCACCCAGAACGAAGCCTGGGGCTTCTGGGGCACGATGAACGAACACGCCAGCACCGCGTGGCCCCTGGCGATGAGGGCCATCTCGGACGCCACCAGCCAGCCCCTCGAATCAGTCCAGGTCTTCCTCGACAGCCGCCACGGACGCCACTTTGCGGACGATGTGCAAAACGGGCTGTACCAGGGCCAGACCCTAGCGGACGCGATCAACGCCGCCACCCAACAGTGGATGGGCTGGACGATTGGCCGCCAGACCAGCAAGCAGTACGGCATCCCGCGCGGCCTGCCTTACCTGACGGGCTTTGTGATTCACTGCGAGATCAACGAGGAGTCGCTCGCCGCCTGATCATCGAACAGCGCGCCATCCGACTCGCGGGTGGCTTGCTTGCCAGCCCATTCCTGCCAGCGCCGCACGATCACGTCCACGTACTTAGGGTCGAGTTCGATCAGCCGTGCCAGCCGCCCTGACTTTTCGGCGGCGATCAGCGTCGTGCCGGAGCCCCCGAACGGGTCGAGCACCACGTTGCCCGGTCGGCTCGAATTGCGTATCGCGCGCTCGACCAACTCCACCGGCTTCATCGTCGGATGCAGGTCGTTCTTCTGCGGCTTCTTGATGTTCCAGACGTCACCCTGGTCGCGGTCGCCGCACCAGTGACGCTGCGCGCCCTCGGGCCATCCGTACAAGATTGGCTCGTACTGGCGCTGGTAGTCGGCCCGGCCCAGCGTGAAGGTGTTCTTGGCCCAGATGATGAACGTCGACCACTTTCCACCGGCGGCACGGAACGCTGCCTGCAGCACATCCAGTTCGCTGGACGACATCGCCACGTAGATGCCGCCCCGGCAGTTCCCGATGGTCGGCGTCAACGCCGCCAGCAGGAAGTCGTAGAAGCCGTCGCCGAGGTTGTCGTTCAGGATCGCGCGATCCTTGCCGCGCATCTTGTCCTTGGCGCTGTTGGCGTAGTTCACGTTGTACGGCGGGTCGGTGAAGACCATATCCACCGGCTCGCCATCGAGAACCCGGTCGTAGCTCTCAGCCACAGTGGAGTCGCCACACAGCAGACGGTGGCCACCGAGCAGCCAGACATCGCCCGGGCGCGAGACGGGTGTCTCTGACACCTCGGGCACCGCATCGTCATCGGTTTCGCCTTCGCCATCCGGCTCGTCGCCCGCCATCAATTCCGCAAGTGCATCGGCATCGAAGCCGGTCAGCGACACGTCGAAGTCGTCATCCTGAAGGGACGCGATCTCGATGCGCAGCATCGCGTCGTCCCAGCCCGCGTTCTCGGCGATGCGGTTGTCCGCGATCACCAGGGCCCGGCGCTGCGTCGCGCTCAGATGATCGAGCACCACCACCGGCACCACCGCCAGCCCGAGCTTCTGCGCAGCAGCAAGCCGTCCGTGCCCGGCCACGATGACACCATCGCTACCGGCGAGGATCGGATTGGTGAATCCGAACTCGGCAATCGAGGCAGCGATCTGCGCCACCTGATCGTCCGAGTGGGTGCGCGCATTGCGGGCGTAGGGCAGCAGTTTGGCGGTCGGCCACTGCTCGATCTTGTCGGCAAACCACGAGGCGGTCATTGCGCTACCTCCGTGGTGGCCAGACGTTCACTGGCGACGTCATCGAAGGATTGGCCGGTGGCCAGCAACGTGACGGGCACGCCGGAGTGGTTCTGCTGGAAGCGCTTGATGGCGACGTCCACGTACTCCGGCGCGATCTCAACGCTGCGACACACACGACCGGTGCGCTGCGCGGCCAGCATCGTCGTGCCGCTGCCGCCAAAAGGTTCGAACACGATGTCGCCTGCGTCCGTGTAGGCCTCGATCACGAACTCCGGCAACGCCACCGGGAAAACAGCCGGGTGGTCGATGTCCTGACCGATCTTGCCCTTGTGGCGCATCACGCGGATCACCGAGTCGGGAATCCGCGTGTCCTGCGTCGGCTGGCCCTTGTGCGTCCAGCCGCCGACCTCGCCGTCCTTGCCACGCATGGCCGTGGA